ACCGGATGGCCGCGATTTTTTTTAAAGTGGCCCCCTTTGATGTGATATGTCATCCAATCAGAACGCTCCCCCAAAGCTTAATTGTTTTGTGGTCCTCTATTTAAACTTGCTCAGCAAGTAGTGCACTCCGCACTATGTGGGATCCATTAGTAAACGAGTTTCCCGAAACCGTTCACGGCTTTAGGTGTATGTTAGCAGTTAAATATCTGCAGTTAGTAGAGAAGACTTATTCGCCTGACACATTAGGGCACGATTTAATTAGGGATTTAATTTCAGTTATCAGGGCTAGAAATTATGTCGAAGCGACCAGCAGATATAATCATTTCCACGCCCGCTTCGAAGGTACGCCGCCGTCTCAACTTCGACAGCCCATATGTGAGCCGTGCTGCTGCCCCCATTGTCCGCGTCACCAAAGCAAGATCATGGACGAACAGGCCCATGAACAGAAAGCCCAAGATGTACAGGATGTACAGAAGTCCAGATGTCCCTAGAGGATGCGAAGGCCCATGTAAGGTCCAATCTTTTGATGCTAAGAACGATATTGGTCACATGGGAAAGGTCCTATGTTTGTCAGATGTTACTAGGGGAACTGGTTTGACACATCGGGTTGGTAAACGCTTTTGCGTTAAGTCTCTGTATTTCGTCGGTAAGATCTGGATGGACGAGAACATCAAGGTTAAGAACCACACTAACACCGTTTTGTTCTGGATAGTTAGAGATCGGCGTCCTACTGGAACGCCTAATGATTTTCAGCAGGTGTTTAATGTATATGATAATGAACCCAGCACTGCTACTGTGAAGAACGACCAGCGTGATCGTTTCCAGGTTATAAGGAGGTTCCAGGCAACGGTGACTGGTGGACAATATGCAGCGAAGGAGCAGGCGATTATTAGAAAGTTTTATCGTGTTAATAATTATGTAGTTTACAATCACCAGGAAGCTGGGAAGTACGAGAACCATACTGAAAATGCTTTGTTGTTGTATATGGCATGTACTCATGCCTCTAATCCTGTGTATGCTACTTTGAAAGTCAGGAGTTATTTCTATGACTCAGTGACGAATTAATAAAGATTAAATTTTATTATATGTGAACTCTCTACAAATGTTGTTTGTGTCAATGCATCCCATAATACATAATTCACTGCTCTAATTACATTATTCAAACTAATTACACCCAAATTATTAAGAAACTTCAAAACTTGAGTCTTAAAGACCCTTAAGAAACGACCAGTCTGAGGCTGTGAATTCATCCAGATTCGGTAGACTAGAAAACATTTGTGCACTCCCAGAGCTTTCCGCAGGTTGTAGTTGAACTGTATTTGTAACGTGATTATGTCTTCCTTCATCAGAAATGGACGGTTGTGGTGCTCTATTATCTTGAAATAAAGGGGATTTTGAATCTCCCAGATATACACGCCATTCTCTGCTTGAGCTGCAGTGATGAGTTCCCCTGTGCGTGAATCCATGATCGTGACAGGCTAATGCTATGAAATATGAACATCCACAAGGGAGATCAACACGTCGACGCCTGTTCCCCTTCTTGGCTAGCCTGTGCTGCACTTTGATTGGAACCTGAGTAGAGTGGGCTTTCGATGGTGACGAAGATCGCATTCTTTAAAGACCAATTTTTAAGTGCTCTATTTTTCTCTTCATCCAAGAATTCTTTATAGCTAGAGTTGGGTCCTGGATTGCAGAGGAAGATAGTGGGAATACCTCCTTTAATTTGAACTGGCTTTCCGTACTTTGTATTTGATTGCCAGTCTCTTTGGGCCCCCATGAATTCTTTAAAGTGTTTTAGATAGTGCGGATCTACGTCATCAATGACGTTGTACCAAGCATCATTGTTGTACACTCTAGGGCTTAGATCTAGATGCCCACACAAGTAATTATGTGGTCCCAGTGATCGTGCCCACATCGTTTTTCCTGTTCTACTATCACCTTCAATTACTATACTTTTGGGTCTCAACGGCCGCGCAGCGGCACTGACGACATTCTCGTCTGCCCATTCTTCAAGTTCTTCTGGAACTTGATCGAATGAAGAAGATGAAAAAGGAGAAATGTATTCCTCTATCGGAGGAGTAAAAATCCTATCTAAATTAGAATTTAAATTATGAAACTGTAATACAAAATCTTTAGGAGCCTTCTCCTTTAATATATTGAGGGCCGCTGCTTTGGACCCTGAATTGATTGCCTCGGCATATGCGTCGTTGGCAGACTGGCAACCTCCTCTAGCTGATCTTCCATCGACTTGGAAAATTCCATGATCAAGGATGTCTCCGTCTTTCTCCATGTAGGTTTTGACATCGCTTGAGCTTTTAGCTCCCTGAATGTTTGGATGGAAATGTGCTGACCTGCTTGGGGATGTGAGGTCGAAGAATCTATTGTTTCTGCACTGGAACTTCCCTTCGAACTGGATGAGAACATGCAAGTGAGGAGTCCCATCTTCATGAAGCTCTCTGCAGATTCTAATGAATTTTTTGGAAGTTGGGGTTTGGAGATTTAAGAATTGGGAAAGTGCCTCTTCTTTAGTGAGGGAGCACTTGGGATAAGTGAGGAAATAATTTTTGGCATTTATTTTAAACCGATTGGGGGTTGCCATGTTGACTAAGTCAATCGGTGTCTCTCAACTTGCTCTATGTATCGGTGTATTGGAGTCCTATATATATGGAGACTCTAATGGCATATTCGTAATTATGGTAAAGTAATTCAAAATCCTAACGCTCCCAAAAGCGGCCATCCGTATAATATT